CGCGAGCACGGCCCGCCGCGCCAGCGCTTTGGCGAAGGCGACGGCGCGCTCTTCGTCGCTCGCGTCTTCGGGGACCGCTTCGACGGCCGGATCGCTGCGGGTCGCCACCATCAGCGCCGTGGTCAGCGGGCGCAGCTGCACCCGGACGCCGGGCGCGAGGTCATGCCAGCGTGGCGCGTTGGTAAGGTCGAGCGTCAGCATCCTCAATACACCTCTATGTCGTTCATCAGGGTGGCGGTGCACATCCGGCCGACGGTGCTGTCGCGCGCGGCCTGCCAGTCGAAGGTGGCCTGCACGCCCTGCGGCCCGGAAATCTCGATGCGCGGGCGCGGCAGATAGACGGCGTGCACGGTGAAGGTGAAGGCCTCGCCCGAGGGCAGGACGTAGCTGAATTCGATCTCGGCCGGATCGCCGTTGATGGCCTGGCTCACCAGCGTCTGGTCGGCGAAGCGTACCTCGATCCGCCCCGTGAGCGCGGCGATGGACGGGTCCGCACCGTCGATGCGGCCGTCCGAGCGGATGGTCTCGATCCGGTCGAGGTTGTTGGCATAGGTGATCTCGGCCGAGACCACGTTGCCGAGGGCTGAGCCGTTGCGGGTGATCGCCCCGTTGAAATGGCCGAAACGCTTCAGCTCCAGCGCGGCAGGTGTCCCCGCGCTCGTCGTGGTCCCGACCGTCTCGCCCTGCGCCACCAGCCGCGCCGTCGCGGTCAGCAGGCCCGAGCGCTGCATCTGCCAGGTGATCTGGTCGAGCACGCATCCGGAATACATCGCGTAGCGCGGCACCTCGGGCATGCCGGTCGCGATCGACATGCTGGGCAGCGTCCAGGAGCCCGACTGGAACTCGTGCGTCCACGGGCCGGTGCCGGTGGTCGTGGGCGCGCCGAAGGCCGCCTTCAGCCAGAAGCCGAAGGCCTCGGCGTCGAGCGGCACCACGACATCGCCGTCGGCCGTCACCGCGTCCTTGATCGGCGCCAGCGGATCCCGGCCGTAGCCGAGGAGTTCCGAGTTCAGCAGTGGCTGCTCCGCGCCGAGCGAGGTGCTGGCGAAGGGCATGCGGGTGAAGCCGCTCACGGGCGGCGTTCCATAGGTCGTCTCGAACGCAAGCGCCATCAGCGCCCGCGCCCCCTGGGCACGTGCCATGGTGTTCTCCTCGTAGTGTTGGGGATCAGCCGAGCGGGTCGGCAGTGGAATAGTGCAGGACGACAGCGATCACCGCCGCCTTGAGGGCGGCTGCACCTTCAACCGGCAGATCGACCGGCCGGGGTGCTTCGGCCTCAACCCAGTCGCAGAGGCCGCCCAGCGTTCGATCAGCTGAGATGGCCGCGCCGATGCTGGCGGTCAGCGTGTCGAATAGGACATCACGGTCGGCGCCTTGCACGACCGCCTCGATTTCGGCGCGGTGCTGGTAATGGTAGCGCAGCGGCGAGAGCGTCACCTCCGGCTCGCCTGGCTCGCCGTCGCGCAGGATCAGCAGGCCCTCGGCCGGAACCCGCTCGGGCAGCACCTCGCCGCGCAGGGCGGTGGCGGGCAGCGCCGAGAGCCGCGCGTGCAGCGCGGCGAGGATGGTTTCGCGTTGGGTGGGCATGGGAATCCTCGATGACTTCAGTGAAGATCATCTACGTGACCTTTCCCCTGGGGCTGACTTCGATGCTAAGCTACTGTTCGGTGGCAAAATGAGAGCGGCATGACCGGGCTATTCTATACCTATGTGTCAATGTGCACAACCCAAGCGACGACTTGGTTTGGCCCCGTGTTGAACGATCTCACAGGCTCTTCCGAAACAATCAGAGACGGGTGCCCGGACACCCTTCGCGCAATAACCGAAGCCCGGGCATCGATCCTTCCGCGCGCGACTGCGTCATCTGTTCGTCTCTGGAATTGCAGCAGCGCCTGCGCTTCGTGCCGATGGGCAAGGAGATATTGAACGAACTCCCGAACCGGCGCTGAGATCGCCCAGTGCGCGCGAAGGAGTTCGAGATCGCGGGCAAGGTCAAGCGACGGCCGGTCAGCACCGAGAAGCGTCCCAGACCGGAAATGCCGGAGGAAGATTCCTGCTGCAAAGTCGGAAATCGCTCGGTCGATCCCCTCCATCAGACCGCAACCGACTCCATCCGCCGCTTGATCCGATCACTGGAGTCCGCATCAAGGCCGAAGGCGTCTACGGCCGCTTGCGCAAGGAAGTCGGCATCTTGGACCACAATCCCGTCGAGCATCGGCAGCAACACCATGTCCACCGCATCGAGCAAAGCCTCTCGCATCGAGGGCGTAGGGACAGCGAAGAAGTCTGCGCCATCATCCATCGCCTGTACGGCCTTGATTGCATCAATGATCGGGGCGGGTCCAAGGACACGAACCTTGTTTATGGCCGCCCAGAAAGCGCCAAGCGGACAAGGTGCGCCCGCAGCAGGCCCAGCCCAAGTTGGATCAGACTTTCTGATAAAAGACTCAATGAAACCAGCCGTGTCGCGCGGCACGTCGACATAGACCCAGCCAAATCGGCGGCTGAGGGCATAGGACATTTGATACAGAGCGGCCTTGTCGATGGAATTGATGGTAGCAATCAGCCGCCAGTGCGGGCCTGGCGCGAACTCGTATGTCTCTGCCGAGGGCTTGCTTTCTGGCAAGATCACATATTGCGGGCTATCCTTATCCTCGATGTTTAGCCGGTAGGGCAAAGTGGTCTGCTGGCCACTCAAGACAGTAAAGAGCGGACCGATAACCTTATCGATGTCGCAACGATTAAGTTCGTCGATGATCAGCGGACGATCAAAGCGACGAAGCAATACGCCAGGAATGAAGGCAACGGCGCCAGCGCCTACTGGTTGGTACCCCCCGATGATGTCTTGCGAACTCCAGTCTGACGAACCTGTCACGAGGGTCCACTTCCCGCCAGTGAGGGTTGCTGCAATCCAGCGCGCGAGAGTTGTCTTCCCGGTCCCAGGTGGACCATACAGCATGATGTGCTGCTTGCCCGATTTCAGCGCCGCATTGATTTGGCGATATACAGCGGGATCGATCCCAAGAAGGTCCGTGTTCTCCGGGATCTCGAGCGACGCGGGTGGGATAATTTCGTCGTCATCGCCATTTTCGTCGCCCGCAACTGCAGCGACTGCAACATTCTTCGGCGTCACAGGCCCGGCGGCCGCCCAAGCGTCCGCGACCATTTTCTTGAGTCTATCAAGTTCGGCTTGCGCTGTGAGATCGTAGACCGGAATTGGAGAAGCTGGATTTCCTGCCGGCGCGCACTTGATGTCCGCTGCGAGTGCGTCGATCACATTTCCATAAGTGATCGTGCGCTCCATACCGTTTTCTATGATCTTCAACTCAGTGTTGCGGGGCATCAGACCGAGCAGTCCGCAGCCGATGTACTCCAGAGAGGTCCCCTTGAAGCGCATCGTTCCCGTCGCGGGATCGAAATTGAACGGTTCGGCAGATGACCCTTGTGGGGTTGCACCGTGAAAAACGAATAGCGCGTGAACCTCAAAGTCTTTGTCTTGGACAAAGTCACCCGGCCCCTGCTGAATCAGCGGCACAAGACGGAATACTACGCCCGCCTTGTCCTCCTGCGCCGTGTTGATCGCACCAAGGTTGAAGGGACCGCCAGCGGGGTTTTCAGCGCGAAGCCCGACGGGTTCTGGAACTATACGATAAATCCAGCGCGGGGGCTTGTTCGCGGAATAGTTCGGCTCTTTCCAATACCCAGCAGCGAGATCAAATTCATGGCGTTCGCCAAGCCCATCTCCGGTCTTGAAACCACACCTGGAGAATTGTAGCCCTTTGTCCTTCAGGAAGGTCTTCAACCAAGTGAAGAACTGGCCCTCGAAATTCTGATTATCCTGTGCTGCCATACGGTTGGCCCGTTCCGTCCAGTTGCCTGCTAGATCAGGAGAAGCCTATAGTTGAGTTGCGGCCGCGTCTATCGGCTTTGGGCAGTCACATGTTCGATTTGTGTTCCATCCGGTAGATGCCCCTGAAATCGAAGTGTTCAGCCGGGCATGAAAAAAAATCTGCATTTTCAGGGTCTTGGAAAACTTCACCAAATCCGCGCAGGCAACAGGTCCAGAGAATATCGAGCCTGAGAGACCGCTTCTGGGCCTCCTGGCGCGGGCGCCGGTGCTCAGCCCCTCCCGTATAACCCTCGAAAACAACGAGAAAATCCGGCCGGAGCCGGATCGGGAGAACGCTTTCGCGCGGGCAAGTGGCGGAAGGGGTGGGATTCGAACCCACGGATGCTTGCACATCGCCGGTTTTCAAGACCGGTGCAATCGACCACTCTGCCACCCTTCCAAGCCGTGGACAGGGTGTCCCTAGCCCTGCGCGCGCGATTCTGCAAAGGCCTGATGGGGAAAATCCGCGCAAGGCGGGCCGGGGTGC